TTTTATAATCGACTCCGGTCCATTTTCCAGTTGTCGCGTCATAGGTAATATATCCCGCTGATCTTAATTGATCTTTTACAAAGTTCAACAAAGTAGGTTGCTTTGCGATCCATTTCAAAACTTCGGAATCTGAATACCAAAAATCTTGACCGGGTATCGTGTGATAAAGTGGTGGCATTTGTTTTCCAATATCCAAATTTACTGAATACGTTTTTTTCTTCCGTACCATGTTTTTATACCTTTTTTTTACTTTTTATTTTTAGCTCCACGCTCTCGCGCTTCGTCCATGTTAGGGGACAGGGGTACAGGGTTACAGGGGGCGGGAGCAAAGCCCCCCTGTTCCTGTTCCTGTTCCCATGGACACTCAGGGACATTTTCCTAAATATCTCTCTTCAAAGAAGGAGATATTCTGTCCCTCGTTTTGTCCCTGAGTTTCTCGGGTTTGTCCCTAGAGCCCCAAACACGCATGGTTGTGCGATTTCTCAGGGACATTCTCGGGTTTGTCCTTGTCCCTAGAGACACCTCAGGGACACATGGACATTCTCGGGTTTGTCCCTCATGGACAGGGACATTCCCGAAGTTGTCCCTCGGGTTTGTCCCTCGGGTTTGTCCTTGTCCCTAATTTGTCCCTGACTCATTTTTAGGTAAAATTTGATTATTTTTGACTTCAAAATCACCATTATTTTTTACCCATCTTCGGATTGTTTTTTCACTTACTGGCTTATCTTCGGTTGAAAAATACTCTACCACGTCGTTTAATTCAACGGGATTTATTCCGTCGAATAATACTTCCATAGCCGTTGTGAATTTTTCGTCAGCGGACTTTTTCTTCTTATCGTTAGCTTTTTTGCTGTCTAAATTGTTTTTCCAATTAGGAGCGGTGTCCTCAAGTTGGATATCAGCAAGAACTCCCGAATCGTCCAGAAAATGCACTGGATAGCTGAACCACATATTTACAGGTTTGAACTTGGCAAACTCTCGAAGCGTTCCTTCCACGCGCCACGCTGTCGATATTTCGATCGCTCGACGGGCTTCTTCGATCTTATCTGTCCAAGGCTTCCGATCGAGCACGTTTGGAATTGCTTGTTCGAAGTGTGTCCGCATAATCGCGGGACTTTGGAGATCGTCAAGGCTGACTTCCTCTTGGTAATATCCAAGGTTGCACGTTTGCAAGGCCTCTTTGTATATCCGAGTGGCTGTGTGGTTGATTCGTTGAGTAAATAGCTCCTCTGTGACGTCCAACTCTACCAAGTCGATCAGCGCGTCCGGATCTCGAGCGAATACGCCCGATCCGCTGGCCCGGTCCATTGACTTTTTATTGCCTTGTGAGCCCTTTGAGTGGTGATGGCAATAGATCACCGAGCAGCCGAGCTCTGTCGCTACTTTGTCAAATTGATTTGTAAAGTGTGCCATCTGGTCCGCGCTGTTTTCGTCACCCGTCAAGACTTTATAGATCGGGTCAATGATAACCGCGATATAGTTCTTTTTGAGCGATCGACGGATCAATTTCGGCGCGAGCTTGTCCATCGGTACAGTCTTTCCGCGCAAGTTCCATATATCGATATTTTGTAAATTGTTTGGTTGAAGTCCCATTGCTTCGTACACGTCGCGGAATCTATGGAGACATGACGCGCGATCTAGTTCGAGATTGACATATAGGACCTTGCCTTGCGTACAATTCCATTCAAGCCATTTCTTGCCTTCTGCGATCGCGATTGACATTTCGATCAAGCTGAATGACTTCCCGGCTTTTGACGGCCCAGCGATCAGCATTTTGTGCCCTTGGCGAAGGACTCCTTCAATCAGCTCGGGTGCGAGCTCTGGGAGGTTGTCCCAGCTATCCCCCAGACCTTCGGGATCTGGAAGATCGTCGTTTAAGTCCTCGATATACTGGTACCATTCTTCCCAGTTACGCTTACCGATATTCGTATCGACAAGGAATTGCTTCTGGCCGTTTCGCTCGAATCCCGGCATACGGGACAAACGCGACGGATTGCGGTTTTGTGTATCGACCGAGATCCCGTTCTTTTGGCATATCTTATATAAATAGTCAACGCGCTTTCTATATTCTTCGTAATTGCCAGCGTCCACCTTTACGATAGCGTGTAAGGACTTGTTCCCACTATAGACAAGGGCCACGATAGGAAGCTCGAGTTCTTTATAGATCGCGTTTTGCTTTTCTACGCTCATGCTGTCAGACTCAACGAGCGCGTAACGATAATCAGTTACGTTCTCGTTTTTGGCTCCTTTGCCGTCTAACGGATTGAATCGAATCCACGCGCCCGCTTCCTTGTGATAGTCCCCGAGGACTGCCCCAATATCGCCGTTACACTTGGATAATTGCTCGATCAGTTGTCCCGCGGTTCGGTCATACGCTCCCTTTGTCGGAAGCCATTTCTCTATTTCGCCCGTTTCGTCGTTTACTTTTGGATAGCTTTCCGTAACATATCCGACATTCTCGGACGATTCAAACAAGGCCTCGAGGTACTTGATAATCTCTTGTACTGGGTTCCAGTTTGTAGGCTCATGAATCTCTTTTCCCTCGATCCAGTTCTTATCAATGACGCGATAGTCCCGATCGATGGTGTCGTTCCAGTCGAGCTCGTGAGCGCCCTCGCTATCGCTTGAGTACGGATTCACCCAGCCGTGATCTTTCGCTAGCTGGACAATCGTTCCGCCTGTCACAATCGAGCCCGCTTCTTCGTTGAAAGTGTCCCATTTCTTGTAACACTCAAATTTACGGTAACGCGTGTCATTCTGCGACCAATTATCCCAGTCGGAAGCTGTGTACCCTTCGTGCTTTAAGGCCATTCCGACGTTTATCCATTCTTGATAAGATAGAATCGAGGGGTCTATATGGTCTAAAAGTGGTAGTAGGTCAAATTCTCGTTCCATTAGTCCCCTCTATTCCTTTTTAGTTTTCTTTCTTTGCTGCTGCAATTCCGAGACTCAATCCCAAAAGTCCGATAAGGCTGATCGCGATTCCGAATTCTGATCCCGTATTAGGAAGTGTAGCTGGTGCGCTGTACGCTTCGACTGTTTCTTCAGATTCGTTTCGCGTGTTTTGCGCGTGATTTTCCACACGATTAGTGATTTTCACTTCTTCGGTTTTTGGCGTTTCTTTTGGCGCTGGTGTATTTGGCTTGTCGCGTTTTGGCTCTGGAATATCAATCACTAGTTCCGGTTTTTCCAAAATTGGAGCTGGTGGAAGTAGCGGAATATCTTCGATATTAATTTCTGGCTTGTCCAAAACCGGCGCGTCGAACGGTACGACCCCGCCTTGCCACTCGGGTTTATCAAGTTGTGGCGCGTCAAACGGTGTTGTACCGCCTTTCCATTCCGGTTTTTCGAGCACCGGAGCCGGAGGCATAAGCGGGATATCGTTTAAATCGATTGATGGTTTTTCATATTTTGGTGCGTCATTTGGAATTTCCCAGACTGGTTTATTTTCTCCGGACGCGTCCCCACGGCCACCCACAAGTTGAACGTAGCTATAAGAAACGGCGCCCGAATCTTCGGCTTTAAGTTCAACTTTATTTGTTGGGTTTACGCTATCTTTAACCGCGCTTGTTAGTTTAGTCTTATAGTTTAAATAGATCATACGATCAAGACGATCCATCTTGATCTCGAAGCCGTGATCTGACTTACTAATTGACTTAACAAGATCCATTGCGGACCCCTTGTCGATCCACGGATCCACGCTCTCAATATTCTTGATTTCAAAATAATCATCGACTAGCTTTTGATTTTCGCTCATTTCATCGATGATTTTGACGTAGTTCAAAACCTTTCTCGCGTAATTAAGGCGAATTGTCCAATTAATAACGCTTGGATCGTTTTCATCTTGCGATCCCCACTTCGAAATTAATTCATCTTTACCGATCACTTGTTCAGCACCAATATTAGCGGTTACTAGTGTTCCATCGAAATTTACTGTAACGGGCTTACCACTTTGGGCCTTGTCAGTCCATTTTGCGTCCATTTTGAGGCTCATTTGCTTGTTTAGGGGGTGGTTTTTGAAATAGTCGTTGAAAACTGTCGTAACAGTCCCGGCTTGGCTGTCCGCTGTAGCTTGACCGACGACCGCATTTTCTGGGTTGTGCACGTCGAAAGTGAAGCTCGTTTGAAACGCTACTTCTTTAGGAAGTGTGAACGTCACTTTGTCCCCTTCGTTGATTGTGAGATCGTCCGGGAAGTGGACGTTCTTATATTCCACGCTGAAGGGTTGATACTTCCCTGTACCGTTTGACTGATCGACAACGACTTCCGGGTTTTTGACTTCGATCACATTCCCGCTCTTTTCAAAAGTTGTTGGAAGTCCTTCTCGTTCGTTATTCTCAGCTTCAGCGCTTCCTGCTCCCGCGTCATTGCTAGGATTTGCTGGTTGATCTGTTTCCGTTGCTGGAATAGCTGATTCAGTTCTGCTTGCTGTTTCGCTTTGGTTTGCTGTAATTGTTGTTGTCTCCGGCGTGATTCCTCTATCAGATTCATCGGCATTTACTCCCTTAATTCCGATTGTAGCTGTTGCAATAGTTGCGACTGTCAAAAGTGTTAATTTGTTAGTGTTCATTGTGTTTCTCCTTATTGTTTAATTTGGTACATATTCGCTCGCTCTGATCTGTGGTGGTATTATCCACCCGTTCGCGGCGATTCGATCAATCATGCTTCGAGCACTCTCAAAGCTCCACATTCCGACATTGCGGAAGCCTCGACTCTCAAGAAATCGAATCTGTTTCGGTGTTGTGAGGCCTTCACTTTGGCGCTTGTGCAATCGGTCAAGCAATATATTCGCTTTTCCGGCGTTCCCGACTTCATCGGTAAAGATCCCGTATTTTTCAAGGGCTTTGAGTTGTTTTTCGGACGGTGGGGCCATCTCCCAGCCAAAGTTGGGAACATAGCTCGAAAGATCTTCCGCATGGATTGACATTTCGGATTGAAGCGGATCGACGAGCTTTCTCTTACGCTTGCGCATTTCTGCGAGCTGTTTTGCAAGGGCTTCTTCACGTTCTATGACAACGTCCTCGGCGCTTTTGGCTTCCATTGCTTCGAGGTCTAACACGACGCCCGTTTCTTCTTCCATATTTTCGACCATCTTTTTTGTGACTTCGGGGCTCTCACAAATTAAGTGAGCCGGACGACAAAGTTCGTGACGTTCCGTGTGCCATAAGAAATCGAGAAGAAGAAGCTCGTCTTTTCCGGGGAATAGACGCGTTCCACGGCCTACCATTTGAGAATAGAGCGCCCGGACTTTCGTCGGTCTTAATACGACCACGCAATCAACCGACGGGCAATCCCAGCCTTCCGTTAGTAGCATTGAGTTACAAAGAACGTTGTAACGGCCTTTTTCAAAGTCCTCGAGCACTTCGGCCCGGTCTTTTGATTCGCCGTTCACTTCGGCTGCTTTAAACCCTCGCTCGTTTAAGATATCGCGGAATTTTTGGCTTGTCTTGACCAACGGAAGAAAGACGACTGTTTTCTTATCCTTGCAATACTTGGCCATTTCGTCCGCAATTTGTACCAGATACGGATCGAGAGCCGTTCCAACGTCACTCGCTTTAAAATCTCCCGCGGACATTGCCACGCTTGACAGATCGAGATCGAGCGGAATCGTTAAGGCCTTAATCTTGGATAGATAGCCTTCTTTGATCGCTTGTACGAGTGAGTATTCATAAGCCAAACTATCAAAGTAAGATCCGAGGTTTTTCATATCGCCCCGGTCTGGGGTTGCTGTGACTCCCAAAACTTCCGCGTCTTTAAAATAGCCCAGCACTTTTTGATACCCGTCAGATATCGCATGGTGCGCCTCGTCAACGACTATCACGTCGAACCAATCGGGAGGGAATTGACTTAAACGCTTTTCCCGTTGCATGGTCTGGACGGATCCCACAACGACGCGATACCATGATCCTATAGACGTACTTTCAGCCTTTTCTAGCGCTGTACCGAGGCCCGTTGCGGTCTTGAGCTTGTCGCTTGCTTGATCCAGCAATTCGGATCTGTGAGCGAGTACTAACACGCGCTTCCCTTCTCTGACTTGATCTTCAATGATCTTTGAGAATACGACGGTCTTTCCCGTCCCAGTCGGGAGGACTAGAAGAGTACGTTTCCGACCTTCTAGCCACTCACGCTGAACGGCTTCCCGTGCTTCTTGTTGGTAGGGTCTTAACTCCATACTTTAGAACCTCCTTATTAGAACGGCCCTCCTGTGAAGCCTCCCTGTGGTTGTGCTGGTTGTTGTGGCTGTTGATACTGTGGCGCTGGTTGTTGGTACGCTGGGGCTTGTTGTCCCGGTTGCGCGTTCAATACTTTCGTATAGTCCACGTCTTCGGCGTAAATCATACCTTTTACTTCGTTGTATTTGTTGCCGTTGTATTCGCGAGATCCAACCTTACACACTCCGACTTTTCCGATGATCGCGTTCCAGTCCATACGAAGGGGCTCACCTTTACGTTTTTGCCCAATAGCACCAAAGAACGCTGAAAGCATACCTTCCGTTGAGCTATGTAAGAATAGGTTGTGGCGCAATTCTGTTTCGCCTTCGTTTGCTACGATAGTAAGATGAACTGTCGCTTTCGGACAAGCTGGTAACTTGCCGGGGTTTTGAGGGTTTGGTGTGTGACGTCCGCGCTCGTATTCCTTAACCGTGAACCAGTATAGGCCATCGGGCAATAGGACAAATTCGGAATCCTTTTGGATCGTGTCCTCCCAGCCAAATTCGCGTTCAAAGTTGTTATTAAATTGTTGTTGTGTCATGATGATTTTCTCCTTTAAGCTAAAATAGTAATTTTTTTGTTGCTAGCGAGTTCATTTTTTAAATAATTCGCGATGCTTTCGACGGCTTCTAATTTCCATTTACCACCATCTGCTTCGAAGAGCGCAAGGTTCGCCAATTTGTTGATTCGGAAGATGAATTGACTAGCAGGCTGCTCTACTTCATTGAAAGTACGATATGGTCGCAAGGTTACTGGATTTGGAGTCTTAGCTTGCGCTAGACTTGCTACACCATCGCGAACTGTCGCCATCTGACTGATGCCATTGTCCTGTACTTCTGCGCCTTTTTCGATTTTTAAATGACTAGCAAATTCCAAGACCAAATTGCGGTCTGCATCATCGATAAACATAGACTGCAACATAATATTAAATTCTTCTTGGTCGCGCCAATTGCTGAATGGAATAACTGGGACAGATGCTCTTACAGACACAAGCTGAGGACGTTTGCCATTTTCAAAATCAACTTGGTCATATACAGATACTTCTCGGAAACTGTCCACGACAACTACAAGTTTACGACTACCGATTAAGTCATTATCTGATTTGAGATAATCGACAAGACTCTTGAGTGTCTGAAGCTCAAGGATAGGTGCGTACTTACGAGGGTTAAGTTCCTGTAAGCTATATTTATTGCCATCAAAATATTCCTTCCCAGTTCCTGAACGAATGATTTTGTTTTCTTTACCCGCTAGTTCGACTGTGTAAGATAATGCTTCTTTGAGATTTTCCGTCATGGTTAGTTACCCGCTTTCTTTTTGTTGTAATCAATGATATTTGTACTTTGTTTTTCAATCTTTTCGATGAGTTCGCCAGTATCGGTTCTCATGTCTCCGTTATCATCAAAGTAAGTTTGGCCAGGAATACCACTTTTGAGCTCGTTAGCGTGAATTTTACCAGTGTCGTCGCGACCGACAATAACAGTTGTTGCGACACCTTTCTGCGGTGCCAAAGTGGATTTAACTTCAATACCTGTATTTACAACAGTTCGCTCATCGTCCGTTGACATCGTTAGTGTGATCGTGACCTTACGAGTTGTTTTAGCCTCTGTATTGAGGTCCAGAATATTCTCAAGGACTTTTTCAAGTTCTTTGTCAACCTTTTCTTGTAAGGCTGTATTTGCAATTTTCGACAAATCGATTTTAATAGTTTTATCTTTCATAGATACTCCTTGTTATA